CAACAGCAACAACAACGTCCGCAGCAGCAGCAGTATAACGCGCCAGCTCAGCAACAGCCGCGACAGCAAACAGGTTGGGGTCAACCTCAACAACCGGCACAGCAGCAATACAACACTCCGCCGTGTCCACACTGTAACGGTGTAGGTTGTGAAGAATGCGACCGTCCGTTCTGATATGAAAAAGGCAAATAAATGCCGTGATTGCTGGGGGCTTGGTAGCGTCGACCATCTAGGTTTATGCGCCAAGTGCTCAGCTGATCCGGCTATCGTAAATGAAAAGCTATCAGCTAAGCGAATCACAAGTGAAATTAGAAAAGGCTTACCTGGTTTTTATAGAGAGTTAAGAAATGGCAACAATTAGACGCACTGTAAGCGATTCTAAAGGTAACTTTTTGTACTCAGTGTTACAGACGCATTGCTCTCACTCTAGCGCGGCAGGTTGTTTTCAGGTCGTCAAAGATGGCGCGTTGATATCCAGTAAGCTGATTGACAGCAAATCGACAACGGTCATCGCTGGTGATGTTTATAGATTTGAAGAGATCTAAATAAATTAAAGCCTCCAACTAAGGAGGCTTATTTCGTTTTTCGGGATAATAAAAAATCAAATCGCAATTATCGGGATAGCAAAATCTCACCATGAACGGCAATATACATAGATCTAAGTGACTCGCCTTCAATCTTGCAAGTCATTGAGCCTGGCACCCATTCAACGCCGTTATCAATAAGAACGCCGTCAATCTTAACAAACCAGTTAGCGCCAAGCTTTGAAACCTCATAGCTACTAGTTTGCTTATTCTTGATCCCCTCAAAAACACCAGCCGTCTTTATTACGTAAATATTATCGCGACAAGCTTTTTGTATTTCAAAGGCTGGGTCCAATTCAGGTTTTACTATTGGCGCGACCTCTGTCTTTTCCGTGTCTTTTTCTGATCCGGCAGACGCCAAAACCAAGACCAAAACTAGAAATGCCACTGAGAATATAAAGAATTTTTTAGCCATTTTATTTTCCACATGAAAAAGCCAGCGCTTAGGCTGGCTGTTGATTAAACTTCGTTTCTGCTCCTTGAGCGCATAACCCTAGCACTACCCAGTCTAACCGGGTCGAACTGTGGGCTTATGTCGTTAGCCACGCCAGCAAAAGCCAGAATCGCGCAAAGCGCCTTTACAACGCCAAATTTAAACAGCATAGCAATAGCGCGAGGCCATGATTTTACGCCCGTCTTTTTCATGATCGAAACTTTAAGGCGAGTGCTGTTAGCCGGAAGCTTTAACTCATTCACTGAAGCGTCGATCATTTCGATCTCTTCACTGGTGAATATTTCCCTCTTGTTTGTTACTGAAAAGTCAGAGCGCAAAATTTCCATTTTTATTAGTCCATTGATGTTTCTAGGGCGATTTGAGCAAATACTTCTTTAAGTTGCTCAGCTTTGTTGTGAATAGCTTCCATTGAATCAAGATCTATCTCACCAGATTCAATCATGTTGTTTGTTGCAGCTTGAACTAGTGCCAAGTCATCCTTTGCAGCTCTGAAAATCGAAGTCATTCGAGCCACTTGCGCTTTCTTCTCTTCGATAAGGCTTGCAGCTTGTTTTACCGTCATTGCGTTAGACATTTAATTTCTCTCTATTAAAATTGATTTGTTAGATTTGCTACTACTTTTCCAATAACATTTAGGTTGTTAAATTTGCTTTCATTCTCACCAAGAAATACCGTATACCCCTCCCCGTTGTTTACGCATCGATAAACAGACTCAATACCACCAAGCTTGATAAGGTAATACCCGACCGATACCTCGATGATTGATTTGTCAATTATAACGATATCGCTGGTTTTGAATGGCTTGCACTCGTTATTTTCAATTTGGAATGAGGTTAAGTTTTTACTGAACCCTAAGCTCTCGCTAACAGCCACTAGGCCGCAGTTTGTTAGACCGTTAGTGTTTACCTCGTGATCTTCAAACTCCTTACCTAGAAGCGCTGACAGGCTCACATTTAACCCCTTAGCTAACGTTAGCAGAGCTGCATAGGGCGGCGTTCTAACGTTGCCGGAGTTAAGGCTGAGATAGTTACTTAATTGAGAGTCAGACACCTTTCCACCTGAGTTAGTGATGGCCCTCTTTAGGTCGCGCGGCTTCATGTCCTTTTCGCGCATAATGCGCTGAAGGTTTGAGGCTACGGTGAATTTATCAATCATTGTTAGTTCCTTTTTACTTATCTATTTGTGATTAATATATATCCTGTAAGTGAGAAAGTAAACACTTGACGTTAAATAAAGTATGCATTAGAGTATCTATAAATTCACGGAAAGGGTAAAAATAATGCTCAATAAGTTAATAAGCTTTAAGTGGGAAATTCTTGTTATTTCAATCGGCCTAGCGATGGGTGTAATTGGTTTTGTGGAGGGTGGTTACGTATGGGGTTAGCTCTTTGTAAGTTTGAGATGTGGGCGCTGTGGTGTGCTAACGGTGGTGAGGTTCGCAAGACTAGCCAGCTAGGCAAGATGATGGAAAGTAAAGGCCATCTTACCTTTGGAACAGCTGGTGGAGGTAAAGATCCTGATTGCATCGAATCGCGCATTGAGGAGCTAGTTACCAAGCTTCACTTTGAAGATTCTAAGAATGCTGAAATCTTACGTGTTCACTTTGGCGCAAAAGATTTTCGAGATCTTAAAAAGACAGCAGGCGCCAAGGCTAAGAAATGCGGCGTAAGCTTATCAATGTACTATCGCCGTTTGAATGCTGCCAAGAAGTTTATCGACTTGCAGCTAAACACCACGCGGTGAATAAGGCGGTGTTATGGCTAGCGAAAGGTTAAGCAAGATACAAAAGCCGATACTCTTAGTTTTAGCGAGCGCATTTACTAAGGGCATCAAGTGTGTGGAGTCTCCAGATCTTAGAGCGGCGGTTGACTGCTTTACAAAATCAGAGATTGACCGTTCCAACTTTCAAAAGTCACTAAAGAGCCTGGTTGAAAAAGGTTATGTGATGAAAGAAGTTATCGTTCATGAGGTTTGGTATAACGTAACGCCGAAAGGCTTTGAAAAGGCGGTGGAGCTTGCAAGTAATGAAAGTGGAAAGTAAGTGCTCAAAGTGCAAGGTTGGGCTGGTTTGGGACTTCTCGCCAAAACATTTAAACGAGCCGATTAAGTGCCTCAAGTGCGGTGAGAGATACGCATTTTAACAAGTAATTAACAGGGGTAAGTAATGAAGATTAATAAAGAATTAAAAAAAATTGAGCTACTTTGCACATACGCAAACACTTTAGTTGAAGAGTTAGGGCAAAAGGACCAGATTGAAAAATCTAAGCTTTATGACATTGATAAAAATGAATACTTTAAAAGGCTTCTTTATGTAAATAATGTATTTCCTTCTTTTAATGGAAATAACGGTGTTTCATTTGATATTAGAGATCTGCTATTCAAAAGAATTTGTGGTTGTGGTGAGAATACTCATTTCATAACCCTACTTGATCCTTGTCATGGCGATAGTTTCGAGTCTGATTTCTGGTGCTACTCAAGCAAAAAAGACATGGACGAGTGCGAATCTCTACAGAAACTAAAGAGAATAGCAAGGGCTATGATTAAAAACCCTCAAGATTACTTCAAAAGCAAATAACAACAAAGGCGGGTTAACTGCCCTATTAAATTAAAGGCTGCCTAATGGTGGCCTTTTTTATGGGCTCTAAAAACTCAAGATAAAAAAAATGGGCCGAAGCCCATATTTAAAACTCTAAACCACTTCGCTTTTTTGGTTCCGGTTTTTTCTCGCATTGCTCAATCAAGTAATCAAGTCTTTCCCACTGAATCGCCGTTAGGTCTGGGCGTAGATATTCGCGTGTGAACTTATCAGGAACAACAGAGCTTAACATTTCAGTAAGTCGAACAGCCATTAACGGAGAGATAAGGCGATCTTTATTGCCTTGCACACCTTTGATTAAGCCAATACTTACGCCGGTACTGTGAGCGATTGACGTCGCACCACCAGCAGCATTAAGGAATGCGGCGAATCTTGCACGAGCATCAGCCTTGGCTTTTTCTGTGATGCTATTTCTAACTCGGAATGAAACTTTTTCCCAATCTGTATTTTTTGGCATTTTTAATGAATTCCCTATTGAATACGTTTTGATAGATGTTACTATATACAAACTATAAATACAATGGGAATCCAATCTTTATGGCAAATTTCACATCAAATGTAGAGGGCGTTTATAACCCTCGCGACTACCAAATAGAAGGTCTAAACCTAATCACCGACCACCTAAAGCGAGCGTTTGCGACGGGTGAGTGTGTGCCTGCTTTTGTTGAGTACTCTGTTGGTTATGGTAAGACTGGCATTTACGCATTCCTAGCACGTCACGTAACCAAGAATAACCGCGCAAGAAAGCAAGCTGGTAAGAGACCATTTCGAGTTCTTGTCATCGCCCACCAAACAGAGCTTACAAAGCAAAATAGCGAGTTTGCAACAAAGGCCGATGTATCTAACACGATCGTAGCTTCTGAGTTAAATACGGGTAAGCACGCCAAGAATATTGATTTAAAGGACGTGGTATTCGCCAATGAAAAAACGCTCATGAATCGAATTAACGATCCTGAATCAAAGATGTTTGATAACTGGACTCCCGATCTAATTTGTATCGATGAAAACCACCGCGTCGACTGGCAAAACTTCATCAAGTTCGAGAAGGGGCATAATAACGAAGATGAAAAGCCGACAGCCTACACGCAGATCTTAAGGTACTTCCTTGCTCGTAATAAAAACATTCAGCTTATTGGCGGTAGTGGTTCACCGTGGCGCAATAACGAATGGATTAAGGGATCGTTCTGGAAAGAATGTATCGACAGAAAGGATACGGCAGACCTAATTAAAAGCGGAGCGCTGGCGCCTGTTCAGTGGGGAGCTCATGAAGCTGGCTATGACTATTCAGGCTTAGATTATGAGCTGGACGATACCAGCGATCGCGATATCGACCTAAAGGCAGCAGAAAAAATAACCTCTAACCAGTTAACGACAACAGAGTCAATCTGTAGAGAGGTAGCGAAGCTTTCCGAAGAGCGCAATGCGTGTCTTGTCTTTTGCTCTGGACAAGATCACCTGAAGGAAGTTAAGGCAGCACTGGTGGACGCTGGTATTGATGGCAATCAAATTGGCGTGATCACAGAGTCAACCGGATACGCAACCAGAACCGATATTTTAAATAGAGCACGTAAAGGTGAGTGTAAGTTTGTCCTTAACGTTTCAGTACTAACGACAGGTGTTAACGTGCCGCTGTGGGATATGCTCGTTTTTATGCGCCCTGTTGGCTCTGTTGTGCTGTTTACTCAAGCGGTTGGTCGCGTACTTCGAACGCATGATGATGAGGTTAGAGAGCTTGGTTACCCTGAAAAGAAAAACGCTTTGGTTTTGGATTACGCCGGAGTTTATGAGCGCCTAGGTCATTTAGCTGAATCTCTAAGCGATGATGAAACCGAATACGAGCACAAGGAAAAGAAAAAGCAGCTCAAGGCATGCGCTAAGTGTGGCGTCGATATGTCTTACCATGCTGCAATCTGCGGCGGGGGGGGGCACGATCATGGTGAGGCTAAAATATGTCGCGGGTCAGGCCGTAACGTTGGCTGTGGTCACGCTAGCAAGTCAACAGCTAGGCGCTGTGAAAAGTGCCATACGCCGCTGAAGGATGTTAACGAAAACCTATCAAACAAGCATTACAGAAAGCATGAGTTTGAGGAGGTATCTTCTATGGGTTTTGGACAGCCAACCGCGGCATGAGTAAATGCTCGGTTGGTGTAAATATTCAACTTAAAAACGGCAAGAGAATTAGCCACAAGTACTACGCCGCAGATCAGCTTAAAGAATTCGTTATGACTTGTGATATTAGCGACTTGCTAAAGGCTGAGCTTAAGCCATTGAGAGCTACGGCAATCGACAATTGGGTGTTGAAGAATCAGGCAGCGATTAGGCCGCAAATGTTTGCAGCTCAGCGCGTTAACGATAAAGGAAAGCCGCAGCCGCCAAGGTTGATGTCATTCGATAAATACTACGGAGACGATTAATGATTAAAGAGAAGTACACATTCAAACAGTTTCAAAAGCGATGCCCTGAAATTATAGACAATTACTTTGAAGAAAAGGGCGGCAAGTACGCAGAGGACGCAGACCTAAAAACATTAATGAGCTGGTTTAAATTAACGTGGCCCCACCATTCGCTTTCAATTGCGCACCCGGTCAATGAGGTAAGAGGCGATCATGCAGGTTACGGTCGTGACTGTCAGCAAAAGGGTAAGCTAAAGGGTTTGCATGACGTGTTGATTTTTCTTCCTGGTGGTATGTATGGGTTTATGACACTTGAACTCAAGAAGCGCGATCATACTGGCTCGGTAAGTGAGGACCAAATACAGATTGCATTGAAGAATATCGAGAACGGCGGTTACTCCTGCATAGCATGGGGGGTAAATCCAGCCAAGGAAGCAATAAAAAAATACATGGCACTAAGGGGTGAATAATAATTTGGCGCTTAATTGCGCCTTTTTATTTGACTTAAAAGTATTCACTAGGGTATATTAAAAACACAGAGTTAAGGTGTTAGTTGAAAGGCATTCATTACAACTGATACGAATCTTGGTCGATGGTTATTGTTTTAATCCTCGCTAATCCTCTAGCGCCTTAATTCGCCAAATTCAATGAAAACAAGGTTAACAACAATGAAATTTGAGGTTTTAAGCGGCAAGTACGAAGAGTACAAAGGTAAACAAGAGGCTAACTGCAAATACACCGAGGAGTTTGAGACGTTCGAATTGGCGTTTGAGGCTTACAAATTGCAAAAAACAATGCCGTGGAGCTGCTTACTTTTTAATAACGAGGTCGTTTGTGGCTTCTTTCCTTTCTAAATAAATAAGGTTAACAACAATGAAACTAGTAAAAATTATCACAAACACTTTTCATGGTGGCGAGCTATCAAATGAAGCGTATCACCTTCACTCTGGTATTTCTGGGACTGGTCTTTCTAAGATCTGGGAAAAGTCAGTAAAAGCCTTTCTCGAAACTAAACGTAAACCATCCGATGCGCTAGGTTTTGGTATTGCCTCTCACGCCGCATTTCTAGAGCCTCGCCTCTTCGCTAGTGAGTTTTATCAGGGATTTGATGCATCGCTATACCCTAACGCCATGCGCACCCAGAACGACTTTAAGGATTACCTATCGAAAGCTGGATTGAAGGTTTCCGGCTCCAAAGCTGATCAGATAAAGCGAATCAAAGACCACGCCGCAGAGGTTGAACAGAACGTTCAAATCATTGATGAGATGAAATCGGAATGGGACGCCAAGAACAAAGGCAAAGCAGAGGTGTCTCCTAAAGACTTCGCACAGCTTAGCAAGATGCGCGATCGAATCATGCAAGATCCTGAAGTTATCGCAGTACTGAAAGGCGCGGCGATTGAGCGCTCTATCATTGCTGAGGTTGATTATTTTGATGAGCTATCAGAGCCGGGAGATATAAATAAAGGTCAGTTCATTATTTGCGTAAAAATCCGACCTGACATTCTAAGCACTCGACTAGCGCTAGTGGATTACAAAACGTGTACCGACTGTTTCGATAAGTTCGAGCGCGAGATTTTTAAATTCAATTACGATCTCAAAATGGCACTACAACACGATGTTATTGAGCTTGTGTTTGGTCGCAAGCCGCAGGTAATTCTATTGGCGCAAGACAAGTTAATGCCAAGCGAGGAATCAAACCCGCACGAATACTGTCCTTGGTTCCTTGATGATGCGGTGCTTGATAACGGGCGCAAGAAATACCTAGTCGCACTTAAGCGATGGGCTGAATACAAGCAGACGGGCGTAGCTGTAGGAAAGGGCAACTTTGGCCGATACGCAACTATGAACAAATGGGATGAGGTGTAGTTATGTTAGTTCCAATCCAACCGAGAGAATTAAAGTTAGTAGAAGATGGCTACCAATGCCTTATTGAGATAACCGAAGATCAATTAATGTTTATCCTTGAGGCCCTTGCTGGTAAGGAGCTTCCTAGTCCTGAAAAGCTTTTTAATGATCTTAGTTATGGAGGCGAGGAGCTTTACTCCCTTCAGAAGTCCCTATACGTGCTATCTGGTGAGTTAGCAGAGCTTGCAAATTCAATTGAGGAGTTCAACCAATGAGTAATGTTTTGTACATTCCGATTTTTGAGCGTGACTGTGAAAACTTCCTTTATTCAAACGGCGCGTACTCTCCAGAGCTTTACCTTGATGATTGCACCATTGGCAAGTCAATAGAGTGTATAGGAAGTAAAAGGGGCAAGCTTGGGAAAGCTTACATCGCCAAGCTAGTTAAGCATCAGGATAATTCTGACACCCCTGAAAGCCCTGTTTTTATTGTGACAGATAGCGACGGCGTAGAGAAAAGGCCGATTATCTGGGAGCGATGTGGTAGCAACACGGTTCAGGTATTGCGCCACTATAACAACGGCATGAAATCGCACTACGGAGACGTAACTTTTTACACGATCGAATCAATCGAATTGTTCAGTAAGAAAAAATTAAATTATTTCGAATAAATAGCTTTACATGCGATAGCGTATTCGTTAAAGTATTCATCAACGGGAGGGGTTGGCTCTCCCAATCTGAAAATAAAATAGGAAATAAAACAATGTCTAAATCAGTTACAGTTTCAACAGAAAACCGCGTCTCTTCAACTGATATGATTATCGGTGATGACAACCTAGATAAAATCACCCGCTTTGCAAGCATGATGTCTCAGTCTTCAATGGTTCCGGCTCATTTTAAGGGTATGAGCATCGATTGTGGCATCATTATCACTAAGGCTTTGTCTCTTGGTCTAAACCCTGTTGATATGGCTCAAGAGGTCTTTCCAGTTAACGGTAAAATGACTTTCGGCTCAAAACTTATCATTGCAATGATTCATAGCTCAGGTCTTGTAGAGCCTCGCACATTTACGCAGGAGATAGGCGACTGGTCAAAGATTGGTATCTACAATCACCAAGCTAAAAAGTACGAAAACGAAAAGGGCTTAGGTATTCGAGTTGGATTTAAATTTATTGGCGATGAGCACCCAACTTTCGGATCTCCGCTAATGCTGGAAATGCAAAAAATTCGTAACTCCCCATTGTGGGCGACTGATCCAATGCAGCAAATGACGTACTTAGCATCAAACCGCTGGTCTTCTGTTCATATGCCGGGCGTAACAATGGGTATGGTAGCCAAAGAAGAGGCTGACGACTATGAGCAACCTGGCGAGCGAGATATCACTCCGCAAGCTCCTAGCATGGTAAGTGGTGAAGAGATTCAATTCGCCAAGAAAGAAACACCAGCAGAAGTGCAAACCGACATTGAAGACTATCAAGAAGAAGTGATTACGCCTGAGCCAGTAAAGCAGTCTGAGCCAGTAAAGCAGTCTGAGCCAGAAAAAACAGGCCCGCAAGAAGGTGATCTTGACGCTCTAGGGGATCCGTTCGAGTCTGAATTCATGACAGGTACGACTTTGAAAGATGGTTCTTGGCGCCTAAATAAAGCTGGCCAAGCTCGCAAGGCAGATCTTGAAGCACAAAAAGAGCAGCAACAAGAAGAGCCGCAACAGGAGGAACAGCAGCAAGATAACCAAGTATTTATGGTTAAAGCTGTACACCCTGAAGCTGTTGATATGCTAGGAAGTGAAGGCCCATTCAAAGTAGTTTCTTTTGATGAGCAATCGGGGCTTGTTCAACTTGAAGGGCAAGAAGATATGCTTCCAATATCAGACGGCGAGGAAGTTTACCTTGAGCGCGTTATAGAAGTTAGCGAGGCCGCTTTAAAGTCAAAAGAGTCACTGGACGCGGTAAACGGTCAGTTTAAAGGTGCGGTCGAAAAGCTAAAGGCTCGCATTGCTAACATTGGAAACGCTGAGCTAGAAGAACAAGCAACTGAGGCGGTTAAAAAGTGGGAAGATCACGCCAAGAAAGGAATTGCTAAGGTGGCAGCTATGGGTAACAAGGCAGCTCAAGAAGATTTCGATAAGCTAACAGAGAGCAACAAAGAATTTTGGAATGAGAGCCTAGTTATCATCAAGCACTTTGAAGCTCAAGCGGCGAAGTTTGAAGACAACCCATTCGGCGGTCAATAATAATCAATCAGGGCTCTTAATTGAGCCCGTTTTTTTTAGGTTAAGAAAATGAAAGAGAAGTATCGCAAATTCAACATATCGTTTTACGAGGGTTTCAAAAAAGTTGGAAGCTCTCAGATGATTTCAAGCTCCACAGAAGGGTTAACACTGAAAGAGGCTGAGGAATATTGCAAAGACAAGTTCCCCGGCAGAAAAGTAAAGGTAAGCGCATAGCCGGATCACTCCGGCTTTTTCATTTTCGCAGTTGTAAGATCGTAACTGTCAGCGCTTACCGTGTGTTCGAAAGACTCTATTAGCCAATCACCATTAACCGCTTTACCGTGGTTCGATATACTAGCTGAACAGCCAGCAATAAACCTGACATCAAGTGGCATGTTAATTGTTAGCTCTGCTGAAAGATTGTTTAACTTTGCTAGGTGTGACTTTGCCGCTCTCGCCGCCTCATCCTTGCTTTTAAATTGAGTTGGCACCTCCTTTATTGGCGTACCTACACCCGCAGTCTCGTACTCGATCAGGTTTGTTTCTTCGTTTAACCATGCCGCCTTAACTTGCGCTACTGCATCCCTTTTCTTTTTAGACCACTGCCCTGCGGTTACCTTTGGGTTGCTTAGGATCATAACGGGTAATGAGTCGCCGTTGATTCCTTTTGATTCGTCGCGCTTCTTGATAACAAGCCTTTCATGGGTAACCTTAAAAACCGCTGCATTATCCTCTGCTATTCGCGTCAAAAGGTTTAGATCGGACTCCATAACTTGGTTGATATGGCCAAGCTCGATATCCCCAATATCAGAATCAATAGCGACACCAAAGCCATGCTCGCTAGCAATGGAAGCGGCAAGATCGCCAAATGTAACACCCTCAAATGACCGTGACCTTACAGATTTTAATTCACTGTTAGTGGTGATTGCGGTTCCTGAAATCTCATAAGTTCCGCCGTGAATGTCGCCTGATATGTCATTAATTTCAAACGTGCCCTTATCAATGCCGTTAATCAAAATCTTAAGTGACTTCCACGACTCCGGCTCGTTAAGCTCAAGGTTGGGATCGACAAGTGAAAGTCGCATTGAATCCGAGGTGGTCCCGCTATTATCTGCGATAGTTATCGACTTGAAGTATTTAGCCATTAGTGAAGCAATGCTTTTACCATTGGCGATAATATCAACCGTATTTCTGCCGTTATCAATTACCATAGTGTTACGCCTTTTGTTTCTTTTTCTACGATATCAGGAAGGTTGATTTCTATTCCTGCGGGTAAAATAAAGGGTTGGAATTCCAACCCGATATTATTAGCAAGAACGATGCTGAAGTTTTTATCTGTGCCGTAATGAGCAAAGCATATCTCGTCAAGCATTTCGCCGCCCTTGGTTTTGTAAATCATTCCGCACACTCCATTAGGCTAAGCCTAGCGGTTTGGTACATAGCCACGCCGCCCGAATACTTAGATTTGGTATTAGATACCGATTTAATAAACCAATCACCTAAGAATCCAGCGGAGCCGCCAATAGATGAAATCATCTTTTGAGGCTTTCCTGAATCACCCAAGATCATTAAGTTTGGGATAATATCTAGGTCGCTATCCTTCTCGATAACAACCTTAATTGATAGTGTCAGCATTCTTGCTTTGCGGCCTTTAAATTGTGCCCCCTCCACACCGTATAATCGATCGTGAGTTGCAAAGTTATACTGCTTAACCTCTGACACCTCATCAAGCGGATTTACGTTAGAAATGAACCTGTATCCGCCTAAGCTTATTGTTGTTTTAGTAGTCATACATAACCTGTCTAGCCCTTAGTGCTTTCTCTCTGTCGCGTTGCTCTAGGGTCTCCAGAACCAAACGCTTAGTTTCTTCAGGGTTTGCACCTTCAGGAATGTTAATGTGAATCTGATCGCTTGACTGGACAGTAACAGGCTGACCATTGCGCGAGCTTACATTATGAGTTGTATCAAGCGTTTGATTGTTAACGGCACTTATTTCCGTATCATCACCAAACCCGAACAGCTCCTTAGCCCATGAGACCCCTTCTTTTATGGCGCCAACAATGGAATCCCAATGCTTCCAAAGACCATAAATTACAGTGCTAAGCGTTGCGACCCCGGCAATAACCAATCCGATAGGGTTAGCCAATAGAACAGCGTTAAAAACCATACCCGCTTTAGCTAGCAATCCAGTGCCAACGGCGGCGGCTGATGTTGCTGTTTGATAAAACAAAATGCCCTTCGTGTAAATGCTCATCGCTGTTGTGGCAACACCGACAGCGGCAGCAATAGCCTTTACACCAACCGAAGCAGCAAAAAGATAACCGCCCCACTTTGCGATAGTTGCTAGTGTTTCTGAGTTGGCCGTCACAAACTGGTAAGCAATGCGAACACCGGATGCGAATTCACCAGCAAAAGCACGAATACTATCTTTGTGAGATAAAAACCCGTTAATCATATCGTTAGAGATATCATTCATTACTGGCGCTAACTCATTACCAAGGACACCCACAACCTCCCCAACCGCAGAGCCAGCGACAGAGCTGACATTTGTATAAGCAAGAGCGTATGCCTCCGCACCCTTAACGCCCTCATCGGTCATTAGGTTGTACTTTTTACCCTGGCTAAATGCCTCAGCGTAAGAGATGCCAAGTTTATCTAGGCCCTGAGAAAGTTTCGCAGCCTCACCACCCATGATCGAGTCATAGAAATACTGTCGCTTATCTGAATCTTGTATCTTGGCGATTTCTTCCGTGATAGCTAAAAACTGATCTTGAGAGCTTTTGCCCGAAAGTGCGCTGAAGTCAAAGCCGCCCACGTACTCGGAAAACTCATCAAGTGAACTATTGCTTCCAGATGAGAAAACTTCACCTAATTTATTTTTAAGCTCTTCCGAAAGATCACCGATATTCTCGCCATTAAGCCCGACTTGCTTTGCTGCGTAATCGTTGGCAGAAAACTGGCTGTAACTCATGCCGTAACCCGTAGCGATTCGCGATTGCTCAGCGGTGGCTTGGTTTATTGAGTTGATAGCAACTAAAGTAGCGGCGCCAATACCAGAAGCAGCGGCGGCGGTAACGCCTAAACCTTCAGAAGCTTCAGAAGCCTGAACCGAATAACTATCAAGACGTTCGGCTGTATCCTTTGTTTTTGAGATCTTGCGATTTATTCTATCAATGCGCATTTGATGCTTAAGCGCTTCACCTTCGCGAATTCTGTTGCCTCGCTCTAGTCGTCTGGTTTTTCTCAGATCTAGATACTCATTAACTCGGTCCAACTTTTGCTGTCTAAGTATTTCTTTGTTTGCCGCCTTGGCTGATTCGATGGACTGAATTTTAGTTTTATTTACGTGCGCCTCTATTGATTTATCAAGGCGCCTTATCTGAGCGTCAGCCTTTCTATGCTCAAAACTTAAATTAGCTGTGTTAACGCCTACAGCTCGCAATTGACCACTAAGTTTATGAACATCCTCAGTGTAGGATTGGTTCGCTTTTCTAAGTTTCTCTAGTGAGTTTTTAGAGCGTTCAAATGCTAACAACTGTCGCTTTGAAGGGTTTTCAGTGGTGGCAATGGCCTTGCCTAGCTCGGTTGTTTCAGCTTGCGCCTTGGTAAGTTTGACAGTGTGATCTGATAACTTGGAAGACAACCTTTCATACTGCTCAAGGTCTGCTTTGATTGAAGATGATTTTTGGCGAGACTTGTTTAAATTGACTAGTTCCTCATCCATACCGCGAGCCGCATCAATAAACTTTTGAGCAGGCCCCGTGTATTTGTCGATGAGTTCCATTGTGTAGGTTTGGGATTCATTCATAAAAAAAAGAGGCTGTTAAGCCTCCCTCCGTTGTCTGTCGATTTCTATCGCTTCATTGTGCCAGTAAACAAACTCGGTAAACGGCAGTGCTAACACCTCGCTAATGCTCCACTCAAAGATTAGAAACACATTGCGCATTGCCTTTCGAATATCGGCGTTACCACCAGCCCCAATTAACCTAAAAAACCTGTTACGCCAAGAGATAATGCCGCCATGTTAGCGAATGAAATCTTATTCAAATCAGCCGAGCTAATCTCTGTGATTTTAGGGATCAAGATCATAAGCTGTGATACGTCACCGCGAATAATTCCAGACATTTCCAAGCCCTGCATAGCTGCGATGTTAGGCTCGTTTATTGTAACTTCTGTTTGCTCTTTGCCGTCAATCATCATCGGTTGAGGCAGGGTGATTGTTTTACTTTTCATTTTTACATTCCAAAAAAAAGGCCCTCGCATTGAGAGCCGTTTAAGATTAAAGACCTAGATTGGCGCGAACTAGTAAGCCGATCGGCTTGCCATTCATTCGAATATCCCAAAGTGGCAGGTTGATATAAACCATTTCATCACCACCAACTTCAATAACCAACTTTGTTAGTGATAGCTTGAACTTGCTTTGAACTTCAGCTTTCACCTCGAAGTCGTGGCCGCTCCACTCCTTCCAAATGCCTTGCATTGTGATCTTAACACCGACATCTAGAGGGCCATCACGAAGGGAGCCGCGAATAACAACCGGAGTTAAAGAAGCTAGCGGATTGCCAACCAACCCCCAGATCTCCTCTGTGGCGAATGAATCAAACTGAAGCTCACTTTCTAGCTTGCCAAGTCGACCGGTCAGCACGTCATAGGCGCCAGCGTTGCCAGATAAATCTTTTTCGATTGTCTCGAATACAATTGAAGGGATTGAAACCTTGTTTGCGATACCCGCGAAGCCTTTGCCGTCTACGTAGGTGTGAAAGTCCGTTAAAACTTGTGGCATTTTAATCATTAGTTAAACACCTTTTCAGTAAATGAGTTGTCCATGTATTGGCGATATGTAACCTGCTCTGCTGAGTCGTAGTAACCAACTGAGTAATCAACGTAAAATTCATTAAGCCCGATCGCAGCGATGTTTATATCTTTAGGTAGCCACACCTTGCCGCCAGAAATAACCAAATCAAGCGTCATTCGATCTAAGAAGTTTTGAATTCGTTCGATTAGCTTGTCGCAGAACGGCGCCGTGATATTGCCGTCGATAATGTCCTGCGTCTCCTCTCGAATTGAATCCGCAATAAGCAAGCGCACACGCTCTTTCTGGATGCTTTTACCATCGGATAGGCGTTGCCCCCACAACTTTGTTCCGCCCTTCATGGAGGCAAACACGGCCATGTTTTCCGAGTTGTACACGTTAGCCAAACAAGTAATAGAGCCCGGCGTGTAGTCGATCGGAATTCCTGGACCTTTGATGCGGTAAGCAAACTTGTTAGATGGTGCCTGTTGAAAGCCGATTTCGTTATCAGTGCGAATAATCACACCCATAGCCGTGGCTGAGCCGCCAATGGTAATATCCTGGGCCGATTCAGCGTCGAACATCTTAGCTCCGCCAGCTACAACGTAAGCGCCAGTAAGAAGTTTTGTAAATGCTGAGTAGCTAGCAAAGCCAGTGCCTTCAGCCTCAACGATTGGGATGGCGTTATACTTAGCGCAAACGGAAACCATAGCCGCTGCAATATCGGCGTCTTGCACCTCTGGACACGCAACTAAGCGAGGGCGCTTACCAGCCTCAGCCTCACAATTCAACAGTGCATTTAAGCCTGTCATTGTGCCTGTATCCTGATCTAGAGAGCCGATAATATTAGATTTCAATGTTGCCGCGTCTTCTGAGTGCTCAACGCGATGAACAACGATAAGTGCAGGACCTTGCTCATATGCGTCAAGCATTCCGCGCTTAAGCGTGCCATTGCCTAGCTTTGCGATCATGTCATAGCTATTAACTAGGACAGATACGCCAAGAGGGAAAACAGTTTCGTCAGCACCTTCCCCAGTGCCGATCATAAAACCGATGGAGGCGTCAAGCAGTTCGATAGGATCTTGGTTTTGGTCCATAAACTGCGTTTTAATGCCGTGTAAATAATCACCTGCCATTTAATAGGCTCCTTAGTTAGTTTTATCTCACTTTACACAGACAGCGTATATTATTTTTCACTGTCTGTGAAGTTTTATTTATAAAAA